CGGGCTTTCAATGTTTCCAGGGCGTTTCCCAGATTCTCAAATGTCTTGACCACATACTCCAAAATAAAAGTTTGTACCTGGATCAAAATCGGAAGCACTGTACCGACGATGAACGCCGACAGATCAACCAACGCCGGAAGCACAACTTGCAGAGTCTCTCCGGCAAAGGTCATCAACGCCGGAACAATCTTTGCCATTACGACTTCGGCAAGCGGCCCCAACGCCTGCATAAGCTTTTCAATCGCCGGCCCCATTTTCTCTTGAAAAGTTGCGCTGGCTTCTGTGAATGCAGGGATCACATGTTCTCGAAATGCCTGCCCAATATTATCTAACCAACGACGCATTGTCTCGAACGATGCTCCGGCGCTGTTGGCGGCCTCATGCAATCCGCCGCGCAACTGACCAATAACGCCATCAAAGGCAGCGCGCAGATCAGATAATATCGGTTGGATTGTATTCCACACCTCCTGAGTTTTGCTCTGGATGTCACCGAAATTCATCTTCCAAGCTGCACCAAGCGCGCCTACAACGGTGATAATCAAACCCAATGGACTGGTAATTGAACTGATAATGGATGTCACAGATGCAATCCCGGACAAACCCAGAATTGTTCCGCCAATTGCAGTTATTGCGCCGATAACAGCATCTTTATTTGTGACAAACCATTCAATAGCCTCAACGATGCTATGAATTGCTTGTACAATTTCTCCACCCATGATGGACTGTATCAGCCCCTCAATAGATGCTCGAACATCGTCCAAAGATATATTTTTAAGCTTATTCCACCAGCCCACAAACTTTTCGATCAGCCCCGGCAGATCGTTTTTGATGAACTTGTCTACGATTGATGCCAGTTGTTCCCCGGCGCGCTTGAAAACGCCGGAGTTGACCAGTTCGATGCCCTTTGACATCAATTTACCCAGGGCTTCAGTTACAATACTTAGTGTTGGTGTCAATAAATCGGCACCAGCGAAGAACAACAGATCACTGACATTGCTTCTCAATCCCTGGAAGGTTTTTGAGAGACGATCCGCTGATCCTGCATACACAGTATCCACATAAGAAACAAATGCTTTCTGTATATCGCCGAGTTCTACCGTTCCATCCTGGAGTCCTTGTTGCACTTCCTCGATAGATTTTCCAAGCTGGGTCTCGAATACTTCTGACAAATCAATGCCGATCATACGCAATTGCCGTAGATTGGCTGCCGTCAAATCACCGGCAACCAGCGCCTGGCTCATGTTATAGATCATGCGATTGAATGCTTCAGTACTCATTCCAAGCCCGGCACCCAGGTTTATCATCGCTCTGGTAAGTTCCTGCGCCTGTTCGCTGCTTGCCCCCATTGCCATTGTAAAGCGAAATGTTTCGGCGATTTGCTGATATTCAAACGGCGATTGAACGCTCAGCTCTCTTAGCCATCTCAACAGTTCTTCTGCTCGCGGGCCGGCCTGTTTCAAAGCATCGTTGAAATTCATCTGATTGACGCGGACTTTTTCTGTTACCTCCTGATAACTGTTCGCTTTCTGCGTCAATTCTTCATAACGCGATGCGTTTTCCTGAATCGTGTTACTCAGTTCGTTGATCTTTTCCTGTTGCATCTGTATATCCAGGGCAAGATCACGCGCCGCCAGGCTGCTTTCGCCTTCGCGCGCCACAGTTTCAGCGTAGAGCGCGTTCAATTCTTCCAATCGTAATCTCTCCTGTTCCAGACGGATATTCAGGATATTACGTGTATCAATAAGTTTTTGTAATTCTTCGCGCTCTTTTTCGCTCAACTCGACGCGTACCTGACGGCTGACCTCTATTTCATCCCCCATTGCCAGCTCTTTTGCGACCAGTCCCTCGAATTGGACGGTGAGAGACTGCATATCGGCTGCCGCCTGCAATGCACCGCCGGCGAGATTGCGCAATTGTCCGGCTATTTCCTCGATGCCGCGCGCCAGAAGCCCGCCGGTAGCATATTCAAAAATGCGTCCCAGGCTTTGCCCAAGATTGCCCAGGATTCCGCTGGCCTGATCGCGTGCCTCAACGAGTATTTCGATGCGCTCGGTCATAGATCATAACGATCCTTTATCAGCGCCCAATGCTTCAACCGTGTGTCGTCCTGCGTGATCCCCTCGCGTTTTTGCCAGGCGGCATGGGAGGCCTCGGCGCGATTCAGCATTTGCCAGCGCAGCCACCATTGCAACGGCATATCTGCCACCTCCCACGGCTTCAGGCCGAATTTCTCCGCGAAGTAGAAATGATTGACCCAGGACGGAGCAATATCCGACTTTCCGCGTGCCCAGTCCTTGAGCTGATTCAGTTCGCTAAAGGGACGGCTTCGGCGCGTAGCTCCTCTGCCAACATGCGCGTAATCTCCGGCAGATCGCCGATGGATATTTCGTCCAGTTCGGCCTCCGTCCAATCGCTGTGCTCCTTCAGAAACTTGTACATCGCCACGATGCTGAAGGGCTGCGTTGGATCGAACAAAAACGCATCCTTCAACTTCATATCCATCAGCCGAATATTTAGCTTGAGTGGTCGCGTTGGAATCGTCATTATGAAGCCTGCGTAGTCAACCGAAATTCGCCGGACACCGATAGGTTGGCCGATACGGTGATCGGTTCTGCCTCGCCTGCGGTAGCCGGTATAGACATGCTTTCCAGGACGAACGTTCCAAAATATTCATCTGCTCCGACTCCGCTGGTCGGCAAATAGATATGAAGTTCACGCGCGCCGGGTGATGCGCTGAAATACCACTGTTTCAACAAATCCATCGCCTCGCCGGACGCCGTCGAATACAAAACATCCAGGCGAACCTTCGTGTCCTTACCACACTCTTTGCGCGCCGGCCAACGGCTGCCAAAGACACGTTTGTCGCCGATGTTCATCGTCAGGTCAATCTGAACCGTGTTCGAACTGCCTGAAATGTCAACCAGCGTCCCGACGTCATTTGCCAGTTTCACAACGACATCGCAGGCATTAATTGTAGTAGTGGAAATAGCCATTCTATTTACCTCGCTTTCCAAGCAAGATCATAACATTCGCCTCAGCCCTCAGCGTGTTTGACGCTAAGAACCTCCGCCAACCGATTTTTCATTTCCTGGATGTATGCGCCCCCTCGGTGCAGAATCTTAGCCAATTCATCATCTCCAGCTTCCAGAAATTGATCCACCCTAATAATATCATGAGCTACCAGTTTCTCAACCGCTCTCGCCGATAGAAAGGAAAATTCGGTTAGTGGAGGCGCAGAAACGATGGCAATCTTATCCATTTCCAACAGCATTTTCTCGGCCTCGGTTCCCAAAACGCCGGATGGGAATAAGCTTCCACGCGTAATGATCTTCTTTCCAGTGTTTAGATCGGTCAATGCGCGATATATCATAGTCTGTCTCCTAGAAGACGATGAACCGCAGAATGAACCGCGCCCCAATATACGGCATCTGAGCATCGCCATAGACGAATGTAGTCCGTTCCCAGCGCCATGAAAACGCCTTGATCCATGTCAATCCGAAATACGGCTTTGTCTGCTGCGCCTCCAGGCGTTCGATAATAGCGTCTATGCCGGGCAACAAGTCCGCCATCTCCTCTCCCAGGTGCGCCCGCTGCCGAAGATAATAATCGCAGTTTATGATAATCTCGCTCTGTCGGACGCCGGCGCTGAATGTTCGGCGGTCGGTATTGGTAAAAACGTCTGTAGCACCGGATTCTGGGTATATCTGTAGTACTCGCTGATCTTGTATTCCTTCGGTCAAATCTTTCGGTTCCTGGATGTAGTTTATCAACGAGTTATCCAGAGTAGATTTGACGGCAGCGCACAACTCTGTAATCGTATTTGGCATCTATCTGCTCCTTGTGTGAATGATCCTTTTCACAGCGCAATTGATATAGTTCGCGACCGTTCTTTCATTGCGTTCTTTTGCTCGCTTTAGATACCAACGCCCAGTCAGTCCGCGTTTGCTGATCGAGTGTGCGATTATAAATGCAACGCCGCGCACTGTGTTTTCATCCATATGCCGTACCACACCGCGGCCAGGACGATAAGCTCCCATGACTTTTCGGCGCACCCACCCAATGAGCGCATCCGGCGGTGGAAAAAACGGACGCGTGCCCTTTTCCATTGGTGCAGCATAGGGAAGATCAGAATACACTCGTCCGCCAATGCCGTTGACGCCGACGCTCAAAGAAAACTTAATGCTGTCCCGCAGACGTCCAGTATCACGCGGCGCAAGGTCGCGCGCCGAATTGCGAATCGCCATCAGCCCACGCGTCACAGCCTCGTGCATCTCATTTCCGCGACGCAAATCTTCGCTGATGTTTTTTAACGTCTGTTGCGTCTTTTCGATGCCAGTAACGCGAATAGAAGCAACCATCATCCAACCACTGGACGCACAAAGCGTCCCTGTTCGAGCATCATACGTATATCTGCGTTTTGCGCTCGATAGATCAGCCCGCCGAATTCAGATGACGCTAACGTATCCGTCCATGCGGATTGCGCCTGTTTGAACCAACGCGCTGCCAGCGCAATCGTCGCCTGACGAATCAGCGGCGGCGTGGAATCGGCATAACCCCAATGGGCATTGACTTGTACTGTTGGCGTTGCATATCGGCGGTCGTTGTTTATCCATAGTCCACTTGGAAACGTTCCATAGCCGCTGGATGGGGAAATCATCAATCCGCAGTAAGGCAAATGCTCAAAATCGGGAAAAATAGGATCGCCGCTGAACGCAATCCAATCCGTGGCATCGAGCGCCGTATAATCCGAATCATAAGCCGACAACTTAACGCTTACGGAATTGACTGAAATACAATCATCTATGAATACCCACGGCCTGCCGCGGCCTATATAGACGCGGTTGGAATAAACCGGTGCAGCTACAAAACCATCTGGCCGATTGCAATAACTGTCTATGAGTTGGCTGACGGCATCAATGATGATCGATAATGCAGCATCATCCGCCGATCCACTTGTACCAGATCGTTCAATTTGTGTCCGTAATTCCTGGGGAGTACAATAACTCATTGGTAGCTCCTAGTTATATCACCGACAATTGAAAACAGCCCAATGGTATGTGTGCGCACACTTCCGCTGCTCTCTATTGTTTGTATATCATAATACAAGTTAGATACCAGAGGCAAATCGGCTGTAGCGCGTGCCTGGATCGTTATTGTAATATTTCCGGCGATGGCATCGTCTATCGCAATTTCTCCATCGGCAGGATAATCATATGCTGATCCCAACAATGTTATTAATCCGTCTTCTAATGGGACAGCAGGAACCGTCAGATGAATGCGCAATACTGCATTAGAATCGGAGTCGCTGTTATGTCGCTTCACAGTAAAATCCAACTTCTCTGCCGCAGTCAGATCACCCAGGCCAGTGAGGCTGATGCTCGTTGTGTCGCCGCGGATAATTGAGATTGCCCCTGCCGCAGACGGGACGACGGTAGAGGCGACGGATTGCGTAATACTGCGCGGAGAATAGCTCCATACCCGCTGACCGACATCCACAATTTGTACAGCATGTGACATACTGCCTGTAACTCCGGCAACGGTGGCTTCAATATAGATCGTGTATGTCTTATTCTTCTCGTATCCATTGCCTTCTAAGAGCTGAATAGATTCCGCATACAGGCCGGTTGTGAAAGCGTCGTCCAGTTTGCTCATCACCCCCGATGCAATTGCAGTTTGGGTCTCATTTTCATAGATGCGATAGATCGGGTTTGAGTCAGCATCCTGTGCAGCTCCACTATTCGGGTTATGCGTGTTACAGGTAAAAACTACAGTATCATTGATATTCCAGATGTAATTCACTGCACAACCCTCCGTCCAAATACTACCGACAGCAATTCATCGGATACCACCGGCCAAATCACACCGCCGCCGCCAATCTGAGAGTTGAGCGCCATTGTCAGTGCAATCGCCATAATAAGATTGGCCTCAACCTCGCGCCCACCGGCAATCGCCGCTGTTTGAATACGGCTCAGTATCACAGATGGATTGGTAACCATTGTGCCGGATGTCAACAACACCATTTCACGGCCAATGGTGAGCGAAGCCAGGACAGACAATTGCCCTGTTTGTAATATGCCACGCAACAACATCAAAGGTACACCGGCATCCATCACAGCCGACGATTCGAGCAAAACAGATGCCGATCTTGCCAGATTCAAGGTGGCCTCTTTGGTGATATATCCAGATGTTCCAATGCCGCGCAGAACGTTCAGCAGAAGACTACCCGATATTGACAATCCTCCGGCAGTCATCTCGGAAAGAAGTTTAGGTAAAACGAGAGTCCCGCCAACGATTAATGCGCCGATCTGAAAAACGGTCGCCGAGCGTGCAAGATATACAGAAAGGAGATGATCGGCAATGCTTTGTACAACAAACGACTGACTGCGTGTCATTGAAACGCTGCCGGCCAGGATATATTGTACAGAGTTTGCAATTGCCTCCGATCTTCCGAGCAACAACGTCCCATCCAGAACTGCGCCGGTCGCGCCGGAAAGAACAATATCCATTTGGCGTGATAGAGAAATACTTCCCGCACTGATCAACGATCCATTGACGGAGATATTATGCTCGGCCAATAGAACTATTGTAGCCGTCGTTGATGCCGATGTGCTGTTGGTTATTAGCCTGGATTGGGACAGGGTAACAGTACGCTCAACGGACAATGTACCGGATTCTGCGATCCCCATCTGGCGTGCCAGAGAGCTGCTCGCCGATATGGACAATCCGCCCTGAGCAACGATCCCCATCTGGCGTGCCATTGCGAGCATCGCAGATAGAATGCTTTCTGAGGATACTTCAATTACGGCCTGTTTCCCGAAAATAATACTCCCAACTAACGCTATCAATCCAGATACTCCAATTCCCACCGTCCGTCCGAGAATAACAGACGATTGCATATCGCCCGCTGAGGATAACGAGAGGTTTCGACTCACGGAAAGAGTCAAACTGTTCTCATACGTCGTTCCACCGGTTTCGACTGCCAGCGGTGGAGATAGCCTGGAAGATGAAGCCATAGCATGACTACGCAGCCGCAGCAGTTAGAGTAACAGTGACATTCAGAGTATCGCCGTTCACTACGGATCGGTTTCCCTCGGTGAATGCGCCGCCGCCATATAGAATACCGGTCGTTCCGCCTTTGGTGCTGTTGGTAACGATAAATGCGCCGCCAATGGTAGCCGTAGCGTTGATCGAAAATTGGGCTTTGCTGGCACTGTTGTCCACAGATTGACCGGAAACAGTCCCCAGTGTAAGCGCCGGAC